CATTTGCGCTGTCACTTTCGGTACCGGTGACACCGGTTCACTTTCACCAGCCTGAATCAGCCACCACATCGAACCCTTGTTATCCGCTTCACCGCGGCGCTTCAGTTTCCACAGTTCGTTGACCGCATCTTCACGGCTGATTCCAAGGCGGGCCGCCACTACCTGTGAAGAGGCTCTTTTCAGTGCTTTCAGTGCGTCAAATACGGTTTCCATTAAAATTTCCTCCGACAAAATCGTTTCTCAGATTCAAATAAAACCAGCTGCCTTCCGGCGTTCGTATTCCTGTTTCAGCCGTTCAATTGGCGTTGGCCCTTGCGGGTGTTTCGCCCCTTCCAGTTGTCGTCGCACTGGCGGAACACTCATCCCGTTACCAACATGCTTTGCCCATTTCGTCAGTTGCCGTTCCGCAAGTCGTTTTAACTCACCCTGCGTCATCTGGCGCTCAATCCCTCTGGTACGCATTTCGAGGCAGATGTGGTACAGCACAGGCTGTGGCCACGGGTATTTATCACTCCCGTCGTATCGCCAGGATTCATTGCGCCAGCGCCGGTACTCTTCCATCACTGCATCCACCGTAAGACCAAATGGATTTGCCCCACTCTCCGAAATCAGTGCAACAAACTCAGCCAGGTCCGGGGGCCACGTTTCACCCGCCCGGCAGCGGTCCATGCACTGACGGCAGACCAGCCGGATTTGCTGTTCAGTCATCGTGCCAATCTGGGCAATCCATAGCTTCGAAGGTGCGGCCCCGTTCTTCTGTGTCCAGCGGTTCGAATACACCTCCCCCATAAGCTCCCACAGCTTCCAGGCCGTTTCCGTTGCTGATAAATCCGTTGTCACGTTCCCACTGTTCGCGTGCTGCCCGGATTTCCTGAACTGCCCGTGATGCCGTGCCACCTGATGCTGCATGGCTTACCCCCTTGCTGACTGGTTTTACCTGTGCCCTGACGTGCTGCACGTGGCGGGCAAATTTCTGCTCCCACTGAACCTGCGTGAAAACCTTCCCCTCCGCCATCCAGTAATCCCGGAATGCGGCAAGCTCTGCAGGTGTAAATTCCGGCTCAGGCAGAGCCATACCCCACACTGCTGCCCGTTGTCGAAAATCCGACGACGGCTGCCAGACAGTAGTCATCAAAAATTTCCCGATCGGTTCGCTCAGGCCGTCCAGGTATTCAGGTTCGGCTGTCTGCAACGGCGCACCATGCGACTCACCGGTTGGAGCACTCTCGCGCATGCGCGTGTTATGTGTGGGGTTTAATTCTGTATCTGTATCTTTATCTGTCGTGACTTGTCGTGACTTGTCGTGACAGATGCGTGACACGTCGTGACTCATCGTGACAATCAGCATCATATTTCCGCAGCTTTTCGCGCTCCCGCTGCGCTCTCTTGCGCTCTGCCGGGGATTTTGCCGTTTGCGAAACGTTACCATTGTCCTCTTTCAGCACCTGACGTTTTTCCCATCCGGAAATAAGGTCACCATCCAGAACCCGCCCCTGCATTGCATGCAAAATTGAATCAATTACGTCTTCCGTCACATCAAGCGCACTTGCTAAATCTTCCGTCGTGACATCAATGTGACCACGTAGTGACACGCCGTGACATGTCGTGACATTTCGTGACGCACTCACCAGAAGGTGGATATACACCGCCATCACTGTTGCGATTGGCTGTCCTGAGACCCTGGCAATGGTTCGCCATTTGGGATCATTTGGCATGTCATGCCACAATCTGAGCCAGGCATTAGCCATACTCACCTCATCTGATACCGAACTTTACCCTCGAACATCCGGAAGAAATCCGGCATGAATATTGTTGGTCAATGCACGACAACAGCATTACCAGGCTGACCACCACTGTTAGTCAGGGTGCCCCAGGCGATCGCCGCTGCGACAAAATCATCCACATCTTTCACCAGCCGATCCCTCCGTTCGACGATCTCACGGTAATATTCAGAGCTGTGACTGCGCATACGGGCCACCAGCAGAGGCGGCATTGCCTTTTCGATCGCCGGTAACAGAGCCTGAATTTTTTCAACAGCATCAGGGGTGTCTTTATCCAGCCAACGGAAAATTTTCTGGGTATTACGAGCCAGGGCTTCCGGATGGCTGTCGTCGTACAGTTCCGGGAACGTCATTCCCAGCTCGAAATACGCTTTGGTAATTTTCGCAGCCGGTACTTTTTCGCCGTCCGGATGCGCCCAGACATTCATCGCCATGCGGATATGTTCATGTTTGATTTTCATGAATCATTCTTTCCTTCGTTCGAGGTGCTATCCTGCTTCTTGTAAAGTTCTGGGTTGTATTTCAATTCACCGTTAGTAATTTCATCCAGTTCCATTGCGCGAAGTTTGGGAATAACTGCTTTCCACCGCACAACAGCCACATGTGAAATTCCAAGAGCCTCAGCTACTAGTCGCTTTTTTTTGAAATAGCGCAGAACATCATCTTTGAACATAAAACTCTCCTGTTATTTCGAGCAGAAGGGTAACAATAGTTACATAACAATGTCAACCATAGCAACATCACTTGGTAGTAACATTGGTTACATGAAAAACACTATCAGCGAACGTATTCGGAATCGTCGAAAAGACGTTGGATTAACCCAACAGCAGGTTGCGAAAGCAATCGGCATATCTCGTGTATCCGTAACAAAATGGGAAAATGGCTCTTCAAAACCTGACGGTGAGAATTTGTATCTACTGTCAAAATTGCTTTCCAAATCTCCTGAATGGATTCTTTATGGAAAGGACTGTCACGATAAAACCGATGATCTGCGTCTGAATCAGTACCCTTACATTAGTGACAACATCGCCCGGTTGCCCGTTTTAACGTGGGAACAGGCTGGTTATTGGGATATGAGTTGTCCAGTAACCAAGATTCCTGGTATTAAGAACTGGGTTGATGTCATGACAAAAACCGCTGAAAACTCTTTTTTATTGCATGTTGAGGGAGATGCGATGACAAACTCTAACGGCCTCCCAACCATCCCCGACGGATCTACCGTGCTGATTACACCATGCTCAAGTAACATTAGAGAACTGGTGGGAAAAATAATCTTAATCCAATTGGAAGGAACGCCAAACGTAACACTAAAAAAAGTTGCGATTGACGGACCAAACATCTATTTGTTGTCACTGAATCCGCTTTACAAACCCATCGAACTGAATGGTGGTTACACCATTAAAGGTAAAGTTTCACAAATACATCAATACTTAGACTGAGTCAGAACCCGCATTCATTGCGGGTTTTTTATGCCCTCAAATGTACCTTTTGTAACATTGCATTGACTCGAAAGGTAACTCTTGTTACCCTAACAACATACCAACCCACCCCGCCCCACAGAACGCCGGGCAATACTGCGAGTTACCAGGCAGTGGTCAGGGGTTAAGTAGCCAGCCCGAGGCGTAAGAACATGACGGCAGGGTTCAACTTTAACTATGCAGCAGGTTTTTGTTCCGCTCCCCCGGCGTTAAGGGGAAATGAGGTCAGCATGGATACTATCGAGCTTGGCAACAGCGAATCTCTGGTATGCGGCGTGTTTCCCAACCAGGACGGCACGTTTACCGCGATGACGTATACCAGAAGCAAAACGTTTAAAACGGAAGCTGGCGCGCGTCGCTGGTTAGCAAGAAACTCTGACTGATGAAGGTTAGTAATTAAAGAGTTCTCCACAGGCGAAGTGGAATACGTTCGCCGGACACGGGTAAGCATTCGGCATGCTCTTTAACAATCTGGGTATTCCTAACCACAAAGGAATCGCATCAATTTGGATTTTGCAGACAGTTTCTCTTGTTGTTCTACGGAGATTCCTATTTTGATCTGGGTTTTTAAGATTGCGATATCTTTAAGCGACGACCAAATATTATCATCTGTTTTTTCCAGGAGCTTTAACTGCATTTTCAATTCCGAATCGGAATATTTTTCTGCATCATCATAAAGCTGCAGATATTCTGCGGATTTTCTCATTGCGTTACCTGACTTTTGTCCGAATCCGTAAATCGTTTGAACGGTTGCTATCACAACAATGAGAACTCCAGAAACTTCAGGAATAAATCCACCAATGACAGATGAACCGAGGATAATACTCACCACTGAGAAAAGTTTATCGAGACGACCAGTCGCTACAGAGAATAGTTGTTCAAGAAAATAACCATATAAAACCCTGTCAAGAATATCATCCCGGTCCATATATCATCACCTGCTTGTTTGATTGTTGCTGTTCCCCCTCTCCTCTGAAGGAGCTGGAGATGGTTTTGGTCGAATGTTTTTCTCAGGTATATGTTTCCTGGTATTCGGAATGTCCGCCCTGTCCGCAGGCTTACCAGTACCTGAACAATTCTTTTGAACCACCATATAAAACACCTTCCTGTTGTTGGGGATATCCAGATTATACAGATTTCCTGTTATTGGGGAATGACGGAAACCACCTCGCCTGACGTGGTTAAAAGCAGGCACACAACACGAAAGCGCACGGCGAGATTCCTTTGCATATAAGGCTTGTCGTTAAATTTCTTCGACCGTGCACTTCCGGTTGTGGCAGTCCGCGAAATGGCGCGGCGGTAAGTATGGCTGGGGCTTCCTCCATTGCTCCAGAAAATGCACCGGGTCGTCAGGTTGACCATACGCTTAAGTGACAGCCCCGCCACAATACCCATGCGTAGTCTTTGGTGGCATCAGTTCTACTCCGTGACTGCTCTGCCACCCTTTTTAAAGTGAATTTTGTGATGCGGTGAATGCGGCTATGCGCACGCGGAACAGTTAAAACCGTAAAGTGGTCTTTTACGGGGCGTAACGGGCATCCTTCTGTATTCCGGCGTTAATTGTTAACTGGTTAACGTCACCTGGAGGCACCAGGCACTGCATCACAAAATTCATTGTTGAGGACGCGATAATGGAAACGTTATTACCAAACGTTAATACGTCTGAAGGTTGTTTTGATATTGGAGTTCTGCTCAGTAACCGGGAGTTTACTGAAGATGCCATTAAGATGAGAAAATATGAACCTTATCTTCTCAATGATAATTCCATACTTTCCAGAATTGCCCTTCTTGAACTTGGTATTATCGGAGAACAGCAGTGACTTCAGCATTTGCACTGATGATGACCGTTTTTCTTATAACGGGCGAGCCACAGACTGTGATTACCGGAATTTTTGCCAGTAAAGAATCCCGCCTCCAGGCAAGAGACAAGCAAAAAATTTCTGGTGAATGCCTCCCGTTAAAAAAGTATCGCTGTACCTGAATAACGAAACACCGGCTGGATAACCCGCCAGCCATATTAACACCATACCAACGGATTAAAAATGCCAGCAATGGCAGGGATTCGTTCACCCTGAAATCTGTCATGAGGTTAAAACAAATGAGTAAAGTCTTTATTTGCGCCGCTATTCCTGACGAACTGGCAACAAGGGAAGAAGGCGCTGTGGCTGTAGCCACAGCCATTGAAGCTGGCGACGAACGCCGTGCTCGAGCAAAATTTCACTGGCAGTTCCTGGAACATTATCCGGCTGCTCAGGACTGCGCTTATAAATTTATTGTCTGCGAGGATAAACCTGGCATACCCCGCCCTGCCCTCGATTCATGGGATGCTGAATATATGCAGGAAAACCGCTGGGATGAGGAGTCTGCTTCTTTTGTCCCGGTTGAGACTGAATCCGATCCGATGAACGTCACTTTTGACAAGCTGGCCCCTGAAGTACAGAACGCTGTCATGGTTAAGTTCGACACATGTGAAAACATCACCGTTGATATGGTTATTAGCGCACAGGAATTGTTGCAGGAAGACATGGCAACATTCGACGGACATATCGTTGAAGCGTTGATGAAAATGCCAGAAGTTAACGCCATGTATCCGGAGCTTAAGTTGCACGCCATTGGGTGGGTTAAGCATAAATGTATTCCTGGTGCTAAATGGCCCGAAATTCAGGCAGAGATGCGCATCTGGAAAAAACGTCGCGAAGGTGAACGCAAGGAAACCGGAAAATACACGTCTGTTGTTGATCTCGCC